CGGTCACCGGGCTGGACTTCTCCGCTGCGGCAGACCTTGCCGCTGTTGCGGCTGCCGTCACAGCAAAACTAACCGGTGCAACCGTGTCATGGGACCAGTCCGCTGGGAAATTCATTGCCACGTCCGTATCTACTGGGGTGAACTCGAAAGTGGCAGCCGCGCAGCCAGTGACGAGTGAAACCGATCTGGGTCCATTGCTGGGTCTGGATGCGGCACACACACCGGTTGCGAAAAACGGCACGGCGGCATCGGCGGCGGTAAGCTCGCCTACCGGTCTCAAAGCCCTGCTGACTGCGCAGCAAAAACTCGGGGTGAAGCCGCGCATTCTGGGTGCGCCGGGTCTGGACAGTCAGCCGGTGGCTGCCGAGCTGATTTCGGTGGCTAAAAAGCTGCGCGGATTCACCTACATTGCCGCCTGGAACTGCGCCAATATCGTGGAAGCCATGAACTACCGCGACAATTTCGGTGACCGTGAAGCGATGCTCATCTGGCCTGATTTCATCAGCTGGGATACCAACAAAAACGCCGAAGCCATTGCCTGGGCGACGGCCCGTGCGCTGGGTTTGCGTGCGCTGGTTGATGACCAGAAAGGCTGGCACAAATGTCTGTCTAACGAAACCGTGCAGGGTGTCACCGGCATTTCCAAAGATGTGTTCTGGGATTTGCAGGACCCGAACACTGACGCCGGGCTGCTCAACGGTAAAGACGTCACCACACTGATCCGCCGTGACGGTTTCCGTTTCTGGGGTGTGCGCACACTGAGTGCTGATCCGCTGTTTCAGTTTGAGTGTTACACCCGCACTGCGCAGGTGCTGATGGACACCATGGCCGAGGCACATTTCTGGGCAATGGACCAGGCACTGACCCCGTCGCTTGCCCGTGACATTGTTGAAGGTATCCGCGCCAAACTCCGCGAACTGGTCACCCAGGGCTATCTGCTGGGCGGTGATGCGTGGATCAGCGACGACACCAACAATAAGGACACACTCAAAGCCGGGAAGCTGACCATTGATTATGACTACACGCCGGTACCACCGCTGGAAAACCTGCTGTTACGCCAGCGTATTACCGACTCCTATCTGATGGATTTCACCAGCCAGGCGAAAGGCTAAGGGGATTAAATGGCACTGCCACGTAAAGTTAAATATCTGAACCTGTTTAATAACAGCGTCAACTGGGTGGGCATTGTGGAATCCCTGACCCTGCCGAAACTGACGGAAAAGTTTGAGAAGTACCGGGGCGGCGGTATGCCCGGTGCGGTAGACATCAGTCTGGGTCTGGATGATGGCGCACTGGATACCGAATTTACCATTGGCGGTACGGAAGCCCTGCTGTTTAAGCAGATGGGCACCGTCACCGCTGACGGCATCATGCTGCGTTTTACCGCCTCGCTCCAGCGCGATGACACCGGTGAGGTGCAGGCTCTTGAGCTGGTCACCCGTGGCCGTCATAAGGAACTGGACTCCGGTGAATTTAAGCAGGGCGACAGCTCAACCACCAAAGTGTCCAGTACTAACACCTACGCCAAACTGACCCTGAACGGTGAAGTGCTCTACGAAGTGGACACCATCAACATGGTCTGGATTGTGGACGGCAAAGACCTGCTTGCCGAACACCGCGCTGCGATTGGCCTGTAATCATCACGGGCGTGGTTGCCGCGCCTGAACTCTTCTCTGACGTAACCGGATAACACAATGAAAGACGATAATGCGATCACCGACTTACCAAAAACCGAAGCCTCTATCACGCTGGATAATCCCCTCCAGCGCGGCGCGACCACAATCACTGAAATCACTGTCCGCAAGCCCAACTCTGGCGCATTGCGTGGCACCCGCTTGCAGGCGCTGATGGACATGGATGTGGATTCCATGATGGTTGTGCTGCCCCGTGTCACCAATCCGACATTAACCAAAACTGAAATCATGCTGATGGAGCCTGCCGACCTGTTGCAGCTCTCCGTGGAGTTAGTCACTTTTTTGTTACCGAAGTCGGTGACGTCGGATTCCCCACAGAGCTGACAATAGAAGACATGGTGGCTGACATTGCCACCATCTTTCACTGGCCGCCCGCTGTAACCGGTGAAATGTCACTGACGGAGCTTCTGGCGTGGCGGCATAAAGCAATCCTGCGAAGCGGAGCCGCCACAGATGAATGACCGTAACCTGCGCTTGCAGGTCGTGATGAGTGCCATCGACAAACTTACCCGCCCGTTTCAACAGGCGCGTGCCAGCACCCAGGAGCTGGCCGCGTCGGTCAAAAAATCCCGTGACGCCTTAACGCAACTTAACCAGGCGAGCGCAAAGCTCGACGGGTTCAAAAAACTCCAGGCTGAAAACCAGAAGCTGGGTGACCAGCTCAATTACGCACGCAATAAAGCTAACCTGATGAATCAGGAGCTGGGCGCATCCGGTCCACCATCACAACGTCAGGTGCTGGCACTGGAAAAACAGCGTCTTGCGGTCCAGCGGCTGGAAGAACGCCAGGGCAAACTCCAGACCAAAACCGCACAGGTTCGCGCCGAACTCTACCGCGCCGGTATTTCTGCCAGTGACGGTGCCAGTGCCACCGCCCGTATTACCCGAGAAACCGAACGCTATAATCGCCAGTTGACCGAAAATGAAGCCCGGCTCAGACGCGCAGGTGAACAGCAGCGGAAAATGACCAACGCCCGTAACCAGTACAGCAAAACACTGGAAGTGCGGGACCGTGTTGCAGGCGCTGGTGCGGCCATGACGGGCGCAGGTGTGGCGATGGGTGCACCGGTCGTCTCAGCGGTGAAAGACTATGCGAGCCTGGAAGATGCCATGAAAGGCGTGGCCAAACAGGTTAACGGTCTGCGGGATAATAACGGCAACCGGACAGCGCAATTCTATGAACTACAGGGAGCCATCAAAGCGGCCAGCGAACAGCTGCCGATGCAGAACGGCGCGGTGGATTATGCCGCGCTGGTTGAAGGTGGTGCCCGCATGGGGATTGGCGCTGATGCGAAATCGTGGGCTGAGCAGAAAAAACAGCTGCTTGATTTTGCCTCCACCTCAGCAAAGGCGACCACCGCCTTTGAGTTACCGGCTGACCAGCTGGCTGAGAACCTCGGCAAGATTGCTCAGCTGTATAAAGTGCCTGTCAGTAACATTGAGCAACTGGGTGACGTTATCAACTATCTGGATGATAACGCTATGTCCAAAGGTGCGGATATTATTGATGTGCTGCAACGCATGGGTGACACCGCTGACAAGCTGGATTACCAGAAAGCCGCAGCGCTTGGCTCAACATTCCTGACATTAGGCTCCGCACCCGAAGTGGCCGCCAGTGCCGCTAAAGCCATGGTGCGTGAACTGTCCATTGCCTCTATTCAGAGCAACCGTTTTCAGGAAGGTCTGCAAACACTCAAACTGGATCCATTTAAATTGCAGAAAGCCATGGTGAACGATTCCATGGGCACCATCATGAGTGTGTTGGAGCAAGTCGGAAAATTACCGAAGTCTCAACAAACCTCACTATTGACACAGCTGTTTGGAAAAGAATACGGCGATGATGCTACTAAACTTGCCAATAACCTTCCTGAACTGCGTCGCCAGTTGGAGTTAACGCAGGGGGACGCTGCCAATGGCTCCATGCAGAAAGAATCCGATATTAACAAAGATTCCCTCTCTGCCAGATGGATGCTGGTCAAGGCTGGAACACAAAATGTCATGAGCGGACTGGGTGAAACACTACGCCAGCCGCTGATGGATATCATGGATAACGTCCAGCGCGTCACCGGGGCCATTCGTCGTTGGGTAGAACGCAATCCAGAACTGGCGGGCACCATAATGAAAGTGGTAGCCGGAATGGCTGCTCTTGCTGTGGCATGCGGCGGATTAATGATTGGATTTGCAGCGGTTATTGGTCCGATGGCGCTGGTACGCCTGAGTCTGAAAACACTGGGCATTCAGTTTATTCCCACTGTCACATCGGCTATTACCCGACTGGGAAGCGGTATCTCCTGGCTGGCCAGAACGCCGTTCACTTTATTGCGCAGTGCGTTAACATTTTTACTCTCGCCACTCAGCCTCGTTCGCTCCGGATTGATGTTTATCGGTAGTGTGATGGGCGTGCTGTTATCACCCATCACGCTGGTTATTGCCGCACTGGCAGGCGTAGCACTGGTTATCTGGAAATACTGGCAACCCATCAAAGCATTTCTCGGCGGTGTGGTTGAAGGTTTCAGCGCAGCCGCAGCGCCCATCATGGCGGCTTTTGTACCATTACAGCCTGTTTTTGGCTGGATTGGCGATAAGGTGAAAGCCCTGTTTGGCTGGTTCGGCGATTTGCTCACCCCGGTGAAATCAACAGCGGCAGAACTGGAAAACGCCGCGGCCATGGGCAAGAAATTTGGTGAGTGGCTGGCGGCAGGTGTGCAAATTGCGCTGACGCCATTACAGGCTGTCGTCAAAACAGTTTCATGGTTACTGGAAAAAATGGGGGTGATAAAAGCAGAATCAGCCACGCTGCCAAAATCAGACAGCCTTCAGAGGCCGACTGCCCCAACGGTTACGCAGGATGGAAAAGTGCAGCTTCCTCCGGGTGGTTTTCCGATGATGTACCCGCGTTTATACGATTCTGGCGGTTATATCCCTCGTGGCCAGCTCGGTATCGTTGGGGAAAACGGTCCTGAACTGGTTAACGGTCCGGCCAACATCACCAGCCGTCGCCGTACAGCGGCACTGGCCGGAGCGACTGCGCTCGCCTTTGGCAGTCTGGCCACACCGGTTGCAGCAAAACCACTGCACCCGTTCAGTCTGCCGGTTCATGAGTACCGCGAAAGTCCGCAACCCGCAGGCCAGAACCGAACTATGGCAGCGAGCGCACCGCATCCACCGACCATTATTCACATTCATCCCACGCCTGCCCAAAGTCCGGCGGATATTGCCCGTGAAGTGGCCCGCCAACTGGATGAACTTAATCGCAAAGCGGCGGCACGTACCCGCAGTAGTTTCAAAGACCAGGGGGATTTTGAATCATGATGATGACGCTGGGGATGTTCGTATTCACCCTGAAAACCGTGCCGTATCAGGAATTGCAGTATCAGCAGCAATGGCGACACGCCAGCAACAGCCGGGTGGGTTTACGTCCCACTTTGCAGTTTCTGGGACCCGATACCGACACTATCACGCTGACAGGTGTACTTATGCCGTTTATCACAGGCGGCAATCTCTCCATGCTGACCCTGCAACAAATGGCTGAAACCGGTAAGGGCTGGCCACTGATTGAAGGGTCTGGAACTATCTATGGAATGTTTGTGATTGAAAGTATTGGTCAGACGAAAAGTGAATTTTTCAGTGACGGTTCACCCCGGAAAATTGAATTTACGATCGCCCTGAAACGTATCGACGAAACTCTCTCTTCCATGCTGGGTGATTTATCCGGACAAATGAGTGAGCTGAAAGACGGGGCGCTCAATATGGCAGGAGGTTTGTTTTCATGACTGATTTTAGCTGGGTGACTGGCGCGGCAATCGTACCCGCTTTTCGGGTTACGCTCGACAGTCAGGACATTACCACCACACTGGAAAATCGTCTGATTTCCCTGACGCATACCGACAACAGAGGATTTGAAGCTGACCAGCTGGATATTGAGCTGGATGATGCAGACGGACTGGTGCAACTGCCGCGCCGGGGCGCACTGTTGTCACTGGTCATCGGCTGGAAGAATGAACCACTGGTCAGCAAAGGCACCTTTACCGTGGATGAAATTGAGCACAGCGGCGCACCGGACAGGTTAACCGTTCGTGGCCGCAGTGCCGATTTCAGGGAAACACTGAACATCAAGCGTGAGCGTTCTTGGCATGAAACCACTG